TCATCGCTCTGCGAGATAGCGCCCACTGCATTAAAAGGTACTACGGTACTGCCGCCACTATCAGAGTAAGTAGCATTGGAGGTAGTCGAGCGTGCTGCAGTCGTATCGTTATTACGGTTAAGAAACGTAATGTTATTAGAGCTATCTGCAAATATGCGGCCTTGCTCAGTGCGCGCTAAATCTTGTAAAACGCTAAGAGCACTACGGCCCCACTTCATACCGCCAGGTTTTACGAGCCCAGTAGCAAGACTGCGCCAGGTAGCTGGCCAGCCGGCAGCATCTAGTACGGGCGTTATCCAATCATCGGTAGTAGTACCGCCATATGGCTGGCCTTGTAAACCTGCAGCTGCGAGCGTTGCTATCTGAGTAGCGTTGAGCGCTACATTCCATACGGCCATATTTGCTAGCTCGCCAGTAAATTGGTCTGCGTCAGTAGTGTTTATATTGCCATAGGCGATTAGATCAAAAGCAGTAGTAGAGGCCGTACCACTGCCAGTAGCAGAGTTAAGTAAAACGCCATCTACATATATGAGGGCTTTATTTACGCCGCCGGCATACGTTACGCACCCGTGGTGCCAGATATTATTATTCGCTATAAAGCCGCTGTTAGATTCTGCTACGAAGCCTTTGTTATAGGCGAGCCTACCTGCGCTATCTATACCAATACGCGAAGCATTAGTAACGCCTGAAGCCATGATAATGGGGTTAAGCCCTGACGCAGGGCCGGCGGTATCTGTCTTAAAAAAGAAAGCTACAGACCAAGCACCCGTACCAGTACCTACGGGCGTGCTAGTGATAGCTCCCCATGTACCGTCAAATTGGTTAGCTGCGCCGCCCATCCATTGAGTAGGCGGGGCACTTGTACGGGCTGTGGTAGTAAATACGAAAGGGTACGTATTGTTTATTTCTCTTAACGTCGTATCGCTTGCCCCCATAGGCCACCATGCCTGAGGCTGAGTAGCGAGCTGAGTAATAGACCAGGTATATAAATCTTGGGGCAGGTCAATACTGGCTAGATAGGCGAGGCCGTCGTAACCCTCGAGCTGGCAGATACTGTCGCCCGATATATCTGGGCTCACGTTAAAGCCTGATACAAAACCTTGCCAGAGCGTATAGGTAGTAGCAGCATAGGTAGCTTTAATTTGGCAGAGTACACGCGCTTTAAGATTGCCATAATAGGGGCCGGCAGTATATAGAGGATCAAAAGTACGAGCCCGATTATCTAGGCTAAGGCTCAAGGTACCTGCCTGGTATTCTTCAAACTCTGAAGCCCGGCCACGCTTAATACTGCACGCTCTTACCTTGCTAGTTACGTCAGTAAACGTAGGCGTAATATCTAGGCTGGTACTACCAAAAGCAATATTTACCGTAACTGTAGGGAGGCCGCCAGCCATTAGGCAACCCTTACCGGCAGAGGCCCGTTACGCCTGTTATATGCAGCGAGCGCATCTACTACTGCAGCGCCTACATCGGCAGGGCTCGAGAGAGGGCTAGCGTTTACCGTCACGTTATAAGTACTGCTACCGCCCAGTTTATTATTAGCAACAATACTGCCACTGTTACGAGGTACGAAAAGCTCAGGGCCGCGCTCCCCTACCATATAGGGAGTACCGCCAGCTACAGGGCCACCAGTTGCCCGGCCCAAAATATAATCCATGGTATATCGGGCAGGCCGTAGCCCTGGGCTTTTATATATGAAGGGGTTAGTATCGTAGAGCGCTTTCTGCGCAAGCCAAGCGCCCTGAGTCTGAGCATTAAGCGTACTCAGCCAAGGCCCTAAATCTAGTGGCGGTAACGTCTTGGGGAGAAAGAGCATATCTATTTGCGCTTGAGTAATTCTGCCAGCATCTCTGAGCCGGGCAAGGCTTTGTAGCATGGCAGCGTCATCTACTTTAATAGGCTCGCCGGCGGTAATTCTTAGTAGCGTCATATCATCTATGCGCCCTAGAATTGCATCACGAAGCGGCCCATTCATTTGGTCTGCAAGGTTTTGTAATTCGTGTACTGCATCCTTATAGGCTTTAGGGTCTTTGACAAGGGTCTGTAAATCTAGTTGCGCTTGAGCCTGCTTTATAGCCGCATCGGTTACATTTTCATTAGCGGTAGCAAGGTTTATTAGAGCAGTTGTTAATGCTAACTGGGCATCGGCTATGCCTTGAGGGTCACCCTTTTTTACTGCTTCTAAATATGACTCTTGCGCAGTTTTTAAACCTTTAGTAGCAGCCTCGGCAGCCATAGTAGCAACCACAAATAGGCGACTATTAGCACCAGCGCTACCCACTGCATTGCTAAACGCTTCTGCTTTTTTGGCTGCCTCTTCCCAGCTAGCCGTAATCTCTTCTATGCTTTGTGTACCGTCATGGTTTGTATCTACGGTATCGTGCATCCATTTTCTATACTGGTCTAAAGATACGCCCATACTTTGTAGTTTGGCTTTTAAGTCATCATGCGTACTCATATATGCGAGCACTGAGCGGGCGGCTTCAGGATCAAGGGTAAGCATTTTCTTAAACGCTTTATCAAGCCCAGACTTACTAACCGTATTTACCAGGTGCTGCATATTATCGGCAGCACCAATACCAGTAACAGTGCTAAACGCATCTATAGCAGCACTACCAATTACTTTAAAAACATTACCTAGCGAAGCGCTACCAGTAATTGCTTCACCCTTACCAGCGTCTAAAAAGCCGCGCATAATTTCTTTAGAAGTTGTAGCGTTAAAAGCTTGCTCATAACCTTTGGCTGCAGTCTCAGAGCCGTTACCTATAGCCTCAGCAATTTTTAGACTCACTGCCGTAGCTGTAGCAGCAGCAGCCAGTAGGCCGGCTACAGGAATAGCAGCCATAGCACCACGCGCAGCAAGTGCCTGGCTAGCAGCCAAAGTCTTATAGGCGTTACTAATCTTTATTACCGTAGAGACCACAAGCGCGCCACTGCCTACTACTGCAGCGAGGCCAGTACCAATAGCAAGCGCAGTACCTACAGCTCCGCCGGTAGCATCATCGAGGCCAATAAACGCGCCCGTAACGTCTTGCACTACTGGCAGTATTTGTGTCATAACACTAAGTACGCCACGGCCTAAAGACTCTTTGAGCTCGTCAGTCTGGTTACCTAGTATTGCCATTTGGCCTGCAAAGGTTTTACCCTCTTGCTCTGCAAAACCTCCAGCGCTACGGCGTAATGCTTCCATAGTTGCCTGAAAAGGGTCTAACTTAAATTTAGCCTCATCTACATTTATGCCAAGTTTCTTGAGAGAAGTAGCGCTACCGTCAGTAGCTTTAGCTACAGCCTTCGCAGCACTAACAAAATCTATACCCATTTTACGTGAGATATCTACTACCAAAGGCGTAAGGCTGAGTACCTGGTTTTGAGTTAAACCAAACTGCCCTAACATAGACTGCACGCCCATTACCGCTTCATCGCTTGCTACGGTAATAAGTTGTATAGCTTTGGCTTGCTTTTCAAACGCTGCCATAGCTCTAGGCCCGAGCTGGGCGCTACCGTCAATAGTGTTTTGCAGTTTGAGTTGCGCTGCCTCGGCTTCTTGCGCTGAGGTTACGGTACCTTTAAGAGCAAAAGCCATAGTACCGGCAGCTGCTAAAAGAGCACCACCAGTAACAGCCGCTTTTTTACCAAACGCATCTAAACTTATTTGCGCTTTTTTAGTTTCGTCGTCAGTCTTGCGCGCCATGCGCTCACTGCTTTTACCTATTTTGTCAAACTCTGCAACGGCTTGGCCGCCAGCTGCCATTACCTTTATGAGTATTTCGTAGGCACTGGCCATGGTTTTTAATCCTCTTGCAATAGGTTTAATAGCATCAGGTCACGGAGGCTAAAATCGTCGCGCACCTGGCGTGGGGTAAAACTGTACGGGGGTCGAATCAAGACAGCTAGCCAGCTATCTAAGAATCGGCCCCCTCGAGAGGGATACCATCGGCCACCTCTACCGGCAGATCGTCGCCGGCGGCTTCAAACATTCCAAGAATGGTAGGCACCGTCGCCACCTCTAAGAGCGGGCCCGGGTCAATACCCCCCACCTTGCAACACTCAATTACCAATTGGCGAGCTAACGAAAGATCGCTAAGAGGTTTGTAGTAGGCATCTACCCAGGGTATTTCTGTGAGAGCTACGATACGCTCCCAAGCCGCTAGGGGCAGATCATCCAAACGGATCACCTGCCCCTCAGCAACGGTTACCTGCCAGCCGTTACCTGCTAATTCCATCTACTTAGCCTACCTTGGCAAAGCTGGTGGCAGCAACGAAACTGCCGCTAGTCGTGCCGGCTGCGCCCGTGTCAGTGTCAAAAGTAAAGTCGAGAAAGGCAGTACCAAAGAAGTACGGGCCAGTGGCTGCAGGGGTAGTTGGATAGAGGTAAATCTTCTTAGCAATTCCTGCAGTAGCGATGCTAAAGAGGTATGCCGAGCCCGTCGTAGCGGTATCGTCATAGAAGCCAGAGAAACTACCCTGCGCATCGGCTACGCCGGCTACGTAGGTCTTTGTGGTATCTCCAAAGCTTGTTACTTCGTAGTTATCGGTAGAGGCCGATAGGCTCCACTTTGTCGAGTAAAGCAAAGGGGTAGCCTCTGCACCTGATTGCTGTACATATATCTGGCCGTTACGGCCTGCTATGCGTGCCATTGTTTTTTATCCTTTGGTTAGGGTCTTACAGGTCTAAGAGCCGCAACATACGCGCAGCACTATTAGCAAAGGTACGGTTTTGTACCGCTTGCAACGCTTGCACGCCTAGTGCAGCGAGGTGGTCAGGGCGCGCTAGATGCCAGCGCAGTAGCCCCTCAAACTCTTTGGGCGTAGTAAAGGTAGGTAAGAAAGGAAAGAGCTCATTACCTTCTGGGCGTGGATCGCGTAAAAACGGGGTACCGATAGCGGCTAGCTCTACTTCTCGAGGGCCCATAGCCCAGCCTATTTCTAGGCCTTCGCGCTCAGATTCTTTACGGTAAATATTGGCACTAATCTGCGTACCCTGGTAGAGCTTCACGGTATCGCTGTTAGCGCAGCAGAGGCCTATATCGTGGGCTAAGAAACTTCTAAGAGGGCTATCTTCGTGGAGCTCTGCCCAGTGGCCGGCTAATGCAGCATCTATGCCTCGCCAGTTTACTTGCTCCAAAAAATCTATACGACTCTTAAAGCCGGTACCTACAAAAGCAAACTGCGAGCGGTGCGCAGCCTCGGCTTTGCCAGGGTAGTGCAGCCTCGGCTCAAAGCAATGCCACTGGTAATGGGTATTAGGGTTTACTTCCCTAAACTTATCTAGGTTAGTAGGGTCATTTATTAGCACTAGGTCTGCGTGCTCGCTCCTAGCTATCTGCGTATCATCCTCATAGGGTGACTCCGTATGAAGCAATACCACTTTAGTGCCGTGGTCGCGTATCATTTTCATTACCACTGGTGGTACATAGAAGCCGCTCACTATGAGCACTACGTCTACCGGGTGGTATTTGTAGAGCTCAGCAAATAGGCCCTCTATCGCGATCTCGGCTGCATGGTCACCATTAAAGGCTTTTTGGTACTCGCCATCATCTTGCTTTATAGTCGCAGCGCCAAAAAAGTTTAGGCGCGCATCAAGATTAAATGCGCCTGTTTCTATGCCTTGAGTCTGTAGGCCCAGTATCCAGCCTTTAAAAACATCGGCCACACTAAAATTAGGCCCAGGGTGTACTACTAGGCAGCGCAAGTTTAGAAGTCATCCCTAGGGAATTGGAGAGAGGTATCTGCTATTAGGCAGTCTATATTTTCTGCGTACGAATACGCCCAGTTATTGCGCGCGTAACTATCGCTAAAAAATTGCTCTAGCCGGTATACGACATCATCCATAATGGCTTGTGCTCGGAGCGCATTGGTAGCCATTTGGGCATATACGCGTACGTTAAACTCAAACTCTGTAGGCGTTACCGCCTGGGTAGTAATCGTTATAGCGATAGGGCCGAGCATTTCGCCTGCAGGTGGCTCGCCCATATAGATACGCGCTACCCCTACCAGCTCCGCTCGAGGCATCCCCGTCGCAGCATTGCCAGCTAGTTGCTCATATAGGGCTTGTTTGGCTTCTAGTAGTGAGGTCATCGCATTTTACTTAACGTAGCGCCTACTTGCTTAATCATCAGGTTAGCCGATTCTCTATTAGCAGCCTCTACGGCTCGCGCGACATAAGGGGTACCACGCATCGCAGGATGCTGGGCGACAGCAAAAGGGTGGCCGCCCCTGATCCTCAGGGCGTGTTTATCGCCACGGCGGGTAGCGTTATTTCTCATACGCGTAGCAGCTCTGCGCCGGCCTGCTTCAGTCTTATAAGTAGCCGAGCCTCTGAGTACTGCGAAGCCATCACGTTTAATAGTTAAGGCTTTAGGGTAGATCGGGTAGCCGTCTTTCTGGTGGTACGTACCATGCTCTGCGAGTACTGCAAAGCCCCGGCCTATGACTATGGTACCGGCCCAGGTTGTGCTACGGCTAGGGCGTTTAATGATAATTGCCCGGCCAAATACTTTAGGTTTACCGGCAGGGCTCAGGCGCTCCATATTTGAGGCTACAGCATTAGCCATACGGTAGATATTTTCGCCAGGTAAATCTATTAGAGCGCCACCAATTTTAAAAAACTTGCGCTCCATCTCAAAGGGCGAATACCTAGCCATCAGATTACCGCAGGTATCTGCCAAAAATCTGCAAGCATTTCGCGTACCCGGTTTGGGATCGCAAACCCAATAGGCGTAGGTGCGTCTACCTCTCCAAACATAAGGTTACCGCTACCCTTATCTATGCTCCAAAGGTGGCGCAGCATGGTACCGGCAGCGCGCTTTACTCGAGGGTCTACCGCACTGGTAGTGGCATAGCGGCCCGTTGTGTAAGTTATCTGTATATTGTTACGGCCAAAAGCGAAGTACGTATCTGCGCCACTAGAGCGCCGATATACTAGGCCGTTTTCTGCATCGAGAATATAGCCATCGGCTGGAGCGGTGCCAGGTGTCTCTGCCGTAAGCGTTACTGCAGTAATACCCTGGTACTCCGTGATGGAGCTAATAGAGATAGCGGGGCCAAAGTGGATAGGTATAGCGTTATTACCGCCGCTCCGTTTCTCGGCAGTTATCGTACGCTGCACCAGAGGGCCACAGTTAATATCTAGGATACGGCTAACAGTCGTAATATAACTAGCTATAAGAGTATCTTGGTCAGTTGTATTAGCAGTCAGGCCTAGCGCGTCTTTACCTTCGCTGAGAGTTAAGAGATCGTAGGTATCACTCATGTGGTTTAATCCCTAATGCGTAAAGGTCGCCCCTATCGGCGTGGTATTGCGAATGGGTTATAACAAAGCCTGCAAGTTTGGCCATTATTTTATAATCGGCCGGCGTTATGTTTTGGTAGTACTCGCCATCTCTGAGAGGGCCACCATCTATAGCGCTATGAGGCTGCCGGCCATGACTGGCGCAGGTCATTAGAAAGCGGCCACCTGGCTTTAAGTGCCGGTAGGCGTTAGCAATTATCTGTATAGCTTTGGGCGTATGCTCGAGTACTTCAGCGCATATAACAGTATCTGCCTCAAAGCTCTCTATGGGGCACCAGCTCGCTGCGTCGGCTACTTCATCTACGCCCGGGCCGTCTTGCATATCTAGCCCCCACCAAAAGGCGTTAGGCGCATAGTCTCTGGCGGTGCCGTTAATGTTGAGGCTGCCAAACTCGAGCACCCTAGACGGGGTATCTATATGAGCTGCTAGCCAGTTACTGGCACCTAGGTGCATTAGGCCTGCTTACGTGGCCGGCCTGCACTTTTCTTTACTGCAGTTTCTGTAACTTTCTCTATAGCAGCTGTCTCTACTTTGGGCTCAGGCTTAGACACTGCTAGGGCATGGCCTTGGGCTATGAGCTCTAAAGCCTCGAGCTCTGGTAAATCTATGATGCCGCCACGGTCAGGCCAGGCGATGCCGTCACGGGTGCCGCTAAAAGTTGTGAGCATTTCTATTCTCAAGGTATTACCTTTCAAGTTATTGGGGGTGGGCCCCCACTATTGTAGGGGCCCACCTTATCCAATAAACGGATAGTGCAGCCTAGGTGGCTCCACCAACAAACGTCTTCACTGCGCCGGTCTGGTCTACCAAAACGCCATCGGCGCGGTAGGTGACACGGTAGGTAGATACCGAGTAATCGAAAGCAAAGTCGTTGCTTACGGCCACTTCGATACCGCCAACCTGGCGTACGTAGTAAGAGCTGAAATCACCGAATAGTACTGACTTAGCCGAAAGGCCAGTAGACGCTACTGACTCGTTGATATATACCGGGTACCCAAGCAACGTATCGGCCGAGCCCTGAAGGCCTGGCGTAAATAGGTACTCTGTTGATCCGTAGGTACCGTTATCGGCTCGAAGCTTACGGGCCTTACCCATTGCAGCACTGTTAAGCATAAAGCCAGCGCCAGGTACTGCACGATACGGCGCAGTAACAGAGTAAACCAGGTCTATAAGGTTATCGCCGGTAAAGACTCCGACGGTAGAGGTAGCACCTGTAACGCCAGTTGTAGCGTTAGTAGCAATACCGTACGGCTGGCCTGAGCCTGAGCCCGTGGTCATATGGCCACGAGTTGCCGCACCAATCGCAGTACCCGCCTGGCGTGCCAGAAAGCCGCCAACGTCTACGCCACCATCGGTAGCCATCTCGTTAGAGAGCTGCGTAAGTACGACGTACTTGTAAGCCCCGAGGCTGCGCACGTTTACGAAAGTAGGATCAGAGGCTGAAGCCTGCGAGCCGTCGCCAACGATGCTAGCCGTAGAGTATGCAGAGGTAGTCGGGATGTTGAGAGTCTCACCAGCATTAGTGGTGATAACGGTACCAACCTCAAGCAGTGGGTTACCTTGGATCAGGTGCCCTACGATACGGTCGTAGACGCTAGTAGGCGTTGCTCCGTATACGTTTGCTTTTGTGTTAGCGCGCTTCTCAAAAGTGTGGCTGCGAATATCGCCACGCATAAGGCTACGGATAGCCTCGTTATCGTCTGGCTCGTCATCCTCTGGGCCTGCGAAAGCAGAAACGCCATGAGAGATACGAGACTCTTCAATGTCTTTGTCGCGCTTGATAGCGTCAAGCAAGACGGTACGCCGGCCGTCGAGTAGGTCGAGGTCTGCAGTAATCTTGTCAAAGGTGGCCTGCTCTTCGCCTGAGAGCTCGCGCTTCTCGGCTGCAGCACCATCTAGTAACTCTTTTGCCTGATGCCACGCGTTAGCGCGCTCTTCAGAGATACGGTTAATGTGCTCAATTGTCATGAGTCATTACCTTTCGTTTTGTTTCGGATAGGTTTAGGTCTTGCGTGCAGGTGGTTTTACTGGTGGCTCGCCCGTATATCTACGGGGCCGGGCAGTAATCCGAGCTGCTATTAGTCGCGTAGGCGACTGTAAAGCTCTGCGTACCTCTGGTTTATTTGTAGGGGTACTACAGACTCTGTAACGGGCATAGGCGTAGGCTCTGCCGTAGGTATGCTCTCGGCACCGCGAACACTCGCGCCGGCAGTCTCAGGGTAGGCCGGATGGCCAGTAACTACAGATACCTCATGCAGGGCTATCTCACTCAAGGTACGCGTATCGCCCTGCCAAGTGTCGCCACCCTCGGGCACGGTAAAGCCAAAACTCATGCTATCTACTACGCCACTGCGCATAAGCTCTGCGAGATCGTTAGCGTAAGTAGTGTTAGGTAGCTCGGCTTCTACTCGTAGGCCCCGGCTATCTTCGCTGAGGTTTAGGGTCATGCTGCGAGTGCTTGCTAGTACTTGGTCGCTATTGTGGTTTACGTACATTCTTACGTCGTTATTGAGGCCTAGGGTACGGTGGAAAGCGCCAGGCTGTATGAGCTCTGTAAACTCTCCCCGGCTTCGATCCCAGAGCCGCTCGCTTGGGCTATTAAATACGGCTGCATACCCTGAGAATCTGACGGGCTCCGAGTCGGGAGTACCTGCCGCTCTTTCTTCTACCTCGAGGCCAGTACCTATTACGCGTACTTCTCGCTCTCGGCCGTTAATCTCTCTAGCCTCTACATCTAGTAGACGGGCCCGGGGTACTACCGGCATGGGCATTACTATTAAATCGTTAGGAATAATCCAAAGCTTGCAGATACCTTCAGGCGCTATATCGCCGCTAACTACTTCGCAGGCGCGTGCCCCATCATAGAAAGCACAATTACTGCAAGCTAAACCCTCAGCAAGGTAAGGCGACTCGGCCGCATAGTGGGCACCTTCTGCGCCAGTGCCCTGGTCATACTTACCAAATATCTCTACCGTATGCTCAGTAGCCGCATATTGGGCTTCTTGCCTTTTGCTATAACGCTCGCCCAGCTCGTCTACCTCTGGTGCTTCTAGCTCTACATCTACCTCTATAGCGCTCTCTATTTCGTGCATCATTCTGTTACCTCGTCTACGCCCACTGGGGGCAGTGCAGGGTTACTAGGCGATGCCATCGGCGCGCCAGGTAAGGCCATTACAAACTCGTCGCCACCATCGTAGGGCTCAAGATTCTCGCGCCGGCGTGCCTCATTAGGGGTAGCTACCCCGGTCATTATCGCAAGCTGGTAGGCACGGTATCTAGTGATCGTATCGGCACGTAAAAACGCGTCAGTATTAAATCTCAGGTACTGGCCTTCAGTAAGTAGAGCGCCTAGAGCTTCCTCGATACGTCGCAGCCAGGGCAATAACGTATAGGTAACAAAGTGCTGGCCGGCGCTCTCATTATTCTGGTAGGTCTGAGAGTCGCCTTTAGCGCCAATAAGGTAAGCCGGTATCCTAAAGACTCTGGCCACTTGGGCTATCTGTAATTCTCGCGTAGCGTTTAACTCCATATCGCTAGCACTTACCGTAATGGGCCGCCACTTCAAACCCTGCGTAAGTACCGCCGGCCTACGGTGCCCCTTATGGGTATTTACCCAAGTATCTCTAAGGGTCTGCGCCTGCTCCGGCGTAAGGGCTGTATCTGTCTCTAAAACGCTAGAAGGTGTAGCACCTTCACCATAAAACTGCGTAAGGTGGCGCTCCATAGCGATGGCCAGGCCAAAGGTAGTTTTTTGCTCCTCGAGTGGGCTCAAACCTTTTAACGCTTGCGGCGGTGTCCACCATCTAATATGGCACATATCTACCGGCTCAATAATTCCCCGGCTACTCGTATATTTGCGAGTACTGCCATCATCGGTAGTTACCGTCATATTGGTGGGGTGTACTGGCTGCAGGCTCGTAACTTCAAAACGGTTATTACGGCCGATGATCATATAGGCATTACCGTGCAGAGCCATAGCGCTTACTAGCTGGTGGATCAGCTCAAAAGCGGTAGTACCGTTACCAGGGTTATTTACCCAAGCCGGCTGAGGCAGTTTTACTGCGTTACCTTCGCTATCAGTTTTAAACACTTGCAGGGGCAGGCTAGCGATGGAGTCTGCTAAAAGGCTTACGGCTGAGAATACGGCTGCCACGCCTAGGGCGGTAGTTTCGTTTACCGGCTCCCCACTCCAGTTAGGGATATTGCCAAAGCCTTGCTGCTGCAACCTTGGAGGGTTAGCGCGATACTCGCCACGATTAAAGAGACTCATTACCTGCTACCCATCCAAAAAGAATTAGAAAACCCCCAGCGACTGCAAGGCCTAAAGGCAATACGATTAGAAACGCGGCAGCTGTAATCAGGGTTGCCCCGGCAATTTCAGCCAGCGTAGTAATAGTGTTGCGAGTCACTGAGGCCCCCAGGGGTCAAGAATAGAGGGCACTAGCGGTATATCGGGCGAGCGGGTGCCACGGTCATAGGCGATTATGGCAGCTATGCCAAGGTCAATTTTACGGCCGCTCATGCGGCTTTCTTTCGTAGGGCGGGCTCCCCTATTGTCTCGCTTCAAAACCATATTAGCCATATGCCGGCTGAGTCTTATATCCCCATCATGGGATAGGCCAGTATCCATTACCGCATCGTAGAAGCGTTGCCACGCTGGGATAATACGCGCCAGTGCGTTAGTAGGCCACTCCACAATAGGTAGGCCTTCATCGGCTAAAACCTGCATGGAGCGTTGCCACCTGAAAGGGTCGCAGGCTACTTCGCGTACGTTATACGTTTTGCATATCTCTATTAGCCTGGCTTCTACATCGGCTATAGGTACGCGCCAGTGCTCATCATCAGCCGGGCGCTCCCAGGCTCCTAAAACGAATAGGTAGCCATCATCAGTGCAGCCTACGATAGCGGTACTGTCTCCAATATAGGCACCGTCAAAGCCCAATACTATGGGCTCCGTAGTAGATACCTCTCGAGGTGCTGCAAGAGAATCCCAGCGCCCATGAGGCAGGGCGCTCTCATTAGATATTACCCATACGTTAGTACGCTTCGTACGAAACTCTGCTTCAGCCGTACGGTTTATAGTGCTCTCAAAATCTTTAACAGAGACAATATCCCCGTACCCCGGGTTAGCCTGAGCCCATACGCGTGGGTCTTTATGGTCTGCATCGCTGCCGGCTTTCGGCTCCCACCAGGCATAAAAAAAAGTAGGGTCGAGAGTCTCCCCACTTGCTACGCGCTGGCCATACTGGTAGAGCCGGTAGCCGATAGTTTCACGGCCCAAAGAATCGGTACGCGCGCCGGCGGTAGTGATCCCCACCATCAGCGGCTCGCGACGGGCTCCACCAGCTAGGGCAAAAACATTCCAAAGGTCTTCATTTATTACGTGCACTTCATCGACTAAAACGAGGGTAGGGCTTAACCCCTCTTTTAGTGGTGCATCGCTCGAGAGCACGCGCCACACTGAGCCGGTACCCTGATCCTCTATAGCATCCCGGTATACCTTGCTCGTAGCGCTCAAATCTTCAGAGAGCTCTACCATACGCCTGGCAGCACCAAAGGTAATGCGCGCTTGCTCACGATCCCCAGCAACGCTATAAACCTCGCCACCCTCAGGGCCACAATAAAGCGAATAGAGAGCCAGCCCAGTAAGCAGGGCACTCTTACCATTCTTACGAGGCATACCAATAAACGCAGAGCGGTGCTTAAGAGTGCCGGCGGCATCCTCTACCAGTAGCCCAGATATGAGCCGGCGCTGCCAAGGGCGCATCACCATACGGTCGCCAACATGGCCGGCTATAGAATCCTTAACAATTACTGCGTACTCTTCTATAAACTCGCAAGCTTGACCCCCACGGCTTTTAGCCCTAGGCGGTAAAGGCGACAGCCAGCGAGGTGGCCAAGACTTAACGGGCGGCACGCAGCTGCTCTAATTTGGTTTGGCGCTTAACCTCAGCAAGGCCCAGCCTCGAGCGGTCACTAGGGCTAAAGCCCATAAGGCTAAGACACTTAAGGTACTCGGCGTTTAACTTTTGTACTGCGCCAGCGTCTTTGCTATCGCCAGTAGCCATATAACGCTCTCTGGCTTTGTCTCTCATATCGGCCAGCTCGCACGCGGCCGTAACTATCGCTATATCACTATCGGGGCTCAGCCAAGATAGGCCACTATGCCAGGCCTTGGCCCAAACAAACTGAGCGGCTGCACCAAAGTGGGCCGGCGTTTCTAGGCTAGAAAAATCTACGGGCCTTAACTCAAGCACCCCAGTGGGTAAAGGTCGCTTGCCTGGGTTGCCTAGTTTGCGTTTTTCCTCAATCGGCTTAGCTGGGCGACCCATTACGCGTAATCCTCACGCTGAGTGAAACATTTAGTTTCGCGTCTACAAATTGAAGCG